GTTTGGAGAGCCCCACCCAGGTGGAGAGGCCACAGACGCTTGGAGAAATGGAAATAAGATTGCTCCTACTTATGCTGCTTATGCCGCACAGGCATGGTTGAAAAATTCCTCAACGATTAATGTTATCCGTCTTCTTGGTAAAGAACACCAAGATAAAACTACTGGCGGTGAAGCTGGATGGAACATTGATCTAGAAGTCATTCCCGCCACTACAAATTCTGCTGGCGGCGGCGCTTATGGTCTGTGGGTTTTTAATAACAACGGAGCAACGGAAACTGGCTCCTTGGCAGCAGTTTGGTACCTCCAAACAGGTTCCATTGAATTAACAACCGAATTTGATGGTAAACCAGAATATGTAACATCCTCTAATGGAACATTCACTGCCCATCTTAGGGGTAACGGACTCTCCAAGGATATTAAGTTTAATCTTGATCCTACTAGTAAAGATTACATCCGAAAGGTTTTCAACACCAATCCAACACTATTAAGCGCAGAAAAATATTGGTTGGGAGAAACTTTTGAAAGAACTCACGAAATGATGGGAGTCACCAGTTCTGCCCCACATGGTGTTATTTTGGGACTTCAACAAGGTAGTACCAAACACCACACTCGTCATAACTCTTTTGAGCAATCGAAAGCTGGCTCTTCGCAAACTGGATGGTTTGTTTCTCAAGAGTTTAACTCATCAATTTCTTTTGATAGTCTTCAAAAACTATTTAAAATTCACGATCTTGGTCATGGAGAGTGGTCCCAAAACAATCTTAAAATTTCGATTGCTAACATTAAGCACTCTCAAGATGAATTTAACCTCTATGGTACATTTGACGTTCTTGTAAGGCGTATTAGCGACACAGATAAGGCACCAGTAGCATTAGAACGTTTTAGTGGGTGTAACTTAAACCCAAACTCTAATGATTATATTGGTCGCAAAATTGGTACACAATACGCTAGATATGACGCAAATGAGCGGCGCTTAAAAGTTGAAGGTCAATACCCAAATAACTCAAAGTACATTCGTGTAAGAATGAGTGATACTGTTGATGCTGGTCAGGCAAACGAAGAGTGTCTACCATTTGGTATGTATGGTCCTTTAAAATACAAAGATACAACCAAGACCGGTGCCGATGCCTTACTGGCAACTACATCTATGGCCACAGCATCCGCTGCTATAACAGCTTCCGCTAATATGCCAGACAACCTATTGTTACAATTTCCAAAACCACAACTACGCCTGAGCGCTAGTCAAGATGATCCAGGAAGTGTGAAGGATGTTTACTTTGGAGTTTGGACAGGGAAAACAACAAGTAACTCTAAATTCAACGAAGATATTCGTGATATTGTTCGTGCCAAGTCTAGTGATGTAAATCAACAAGACGCAGGTGATTTAACAGAAGACTCTTTTAAATTCACCTTAGATTATATTAGTGGAACATTGGCTTCTGGTTCAACATCAGAGTACAGTGAGTTCACATACAACGATTCTGACGCATCCCAGAAACGCATTACTTCTGGTTCTTACAAAGATTTGTTAGACGCTGGTATTGATTCTTTCACAACAGTTCTTGCTGGCGGTTCTGATGGATTCGACGTTACCAAGATGGAACCATTGGCGAACAAACACATTGAAGGGAAGACAGATAAGAATAACTATGCTTTCAATTCTTATAAAGAGTCAATCGATAACATCAAAGATCCTGAATTTGTTGAGTACAACATTGCAACAATCCCTGGATTAACTCACGAAGGTTTAACCACTCAACTTATTGAGACTGTTGAATCCCGTGCTGATGCCTTGGCGATCATTGACCTTAAAGGTGGATTCCAACCATCCCACGAAACAGAAGCAGCAAAGAGCTATGGCGATGTCGATACAACAGTAACGAATCTTAAGAACCGTGGCCTGAACTCAAGTTATGCTTGTACTTACTACCCTTGGGTACAAATCAGAGATACCCTATTTGGTAATCTGGTTTATGTACCACCATCAGTTGCAGCACTAGGTGCTATGTCTTACACAGACAGAGTTAAGGCTCCTTGGTTTTCACCAGCAGGTTTTAACCGTGGTGGATTGACAAGCGGTGTAGCAGGTATCCCAGTTGTTTCGGTAACAGAGAAACTCACCTCCAAGCAGCGTGACAAACTCTACGAAGCAAACATTAACCCAATCGCCTCTTTTCCAAGCGAAGGCATTGTAATCTTTGGTCAAAAGACCCTTCAGGTTACACGCTCTGCTTTGGACAGAATTAACGTCAGAAGACTTCTTCTGTTTGTTAAGAAAGGTATTTCAAGAATTGCTTCTGACATTCTCTTTGAACCAAATGTTCAAGAGACTTGGGATCGCTTTATCAACCAAGCAAACCCATTCCTTGGCGATGTCAAAGCACAATTTGGTCTAACAGATTTTAAATTGGTTCTTGATAAAACTACAACCACAGACGACCTGATTGATCAGAATGTTCTGTACGCTAAGGTCTTCCTGAAACCAGCCAGAGCAATTGAATTTATTGCAGTTGACTTTGTAGTTGCGAACTCAGGCGCAGCATTTGAAGATTAATAGGAGAGAAATCTAATGGCAAAACAGACTAGTATTCCACAGTGGCAGTCACCCAACATTGAACCAAAAAGAAAGTTTAAGTTTATTCTTACTTTCGGAGATATTCCAGCATGGGTGGTTAAAACAGCTACTCGTCCATCGATTACTGTATCGGAGGGTGGAACTCACCAATATCTATCCCATCAGTTCAAGTTCCCTGGGCGTGTCACATATGATGATATCACTATCAATCTCGTAGATCCCATCGATCCTGATGTTGCTTCAATTATGTTTCAGATCATTCAAGACTCTGGGTATGTTCTTCCAAGCGATTGGACAAATGACAATTCAGGATGGAAGACAAGTATCTCAAAGAGTAAATCTATCGCTGCCACAAAAGGTCAGATTGCTATTAAAACAATTGACGCCGCTGGTAACGATGTTGAGAAGTGGACCCTTCACAACGCTTGGGTAAAAAACGTTAATTATGATGACGTAGACTACGCTAGTGAAGAATTGATGTCTCTTTCTG